TTCGGTCTTGGCAATCAGATGGAAGAACATCATCTAATATATTTGAAAGAGTATAAGTTGGATGACGCTCATACTCTTCCATTGTTAACTGTTTGAAGAAGTCATATAATTTCATTTTGCCACTACTTTATAAGCACTTAAATCTTTGACTAATGGGTATATCATTGTACAATGTTCATCTGCCACTGGTAATTCTGATTCTGCCCGTGCTGTTACATCTTCATCTGTTCGTTTGGTTTTGCTGATTACAACATTACGGATGAGGGTGTTGGCTTGAAGTGTACCATCATATTTACTTCCCAGATATATGGTTTGTTTGGTGGTGGGTAGATTGGCACTGGTTAAAGGAGTGCCAACACTGGTTCCGTCTTTGAATAGTTTTAGTTTATCCGATTTGTAGGGTGCTGCTACTTTGAACATAGTATTGGATGTTAGGTTGCTGTCTGCATAGGATACACTGGTTGCTGCGTCGCTGGCTTTGGTGGTTACAGTTAAATTATTAGATGAATCATCTAGTACGCTTATTTGGTTGTTACCATCACCATCCGCTGTGGATAAAAGATAATTGTTTATTCCATTTGTTTTAATCACAGTGTTGGCATAGGCTTCGAGTTCTATTGTTCCACTGGTAAGGTCATAAACACTGCTCGGTGCAGTCAGCGTTTCGGCTGCCATTGTGGTTCCGCCAAGCGTCCATGAGAGTGGATACGCAGTTGCTGTAATTTGAAGCATATCTACATAAAAGGTTATGGCTTGTGCTGAACCCACTGTTGCTATCGTGATAACTGTATTTGTTGATGAACTGGTTCCGGTTAGTGTGACTTGTTGCCATGCACCATTACCAGTAACCAGTGTACCGGCTGTTGCTGTTGCTCCTTGATTGGTTGCGGTTAACTTTAATTGACTACCAGTGGGTGCATAAACCCAAAGTGATTGTGTGTGAGCGGTGGTGTTAGCAATGTTTACGGATGAGGTGCTTACTCCTTCACCGGTATTGGTTCCTGTGGTTACCACTTTCAATGATTTAGTTCCTTGTAATGCCTGTGTAGTAGAGGAGGATATGGTTGCGGCTACCGTTCCCACCCCAGTAAAGCCAGTAATATCTCCAAGTGTATCAGTACCGGTAGATTGGTTGGCGGTGAATATGTTGGTGTGTGCTTCCTCAATTAGACATCCCTGCACGGTCTTATATGTACTGTATGAACTGCCTCCGTAAGCCCAGTCATGAGCAACAGAGCCGGTTTCGAGCATTAACTGGTCAACATAGAAAGTGGTTGTAATTGCTTCATCTGTTGAAACATAAACCCATGTTGCTCCAGTTATAGGGAAAGTATTTGTTAAAGATATTTTTTGCCATTCCCCATTGGCAGTAAAACTAGTGTCATTTGACCACCCAGTAGTAGCCTGATACATTCTTAATCGTAACTTTACCCCGGCATTTCCTTTAACTACAGCAGTAAAAGTCATAGAATTGTTTCGGGGTACAGACAATTGTAATCCTTGATTAGTAAAACCACTATTTGTTACCTTGACGCATCTAAATCCAGTATAAGATGTTTCGGGAGTTATAGATATTGTAGTTGTACCATTCCCTCCGTTATAAGCACTAAATCCTGTGGTGTCGTTTTTGGCGAGGCGTAGGTCATCCACATAAAAAGTAATATCCTGCCCCGACGTTTTAGTCTTAACCAGAATCTTAGCGGTAGTCGTACCACTTGTTATGGCTCCTGTATCTACCCATTGCCATGCACCGGTTCCTGTGAACGCCACTGGAGTTGATTCAGCATTAGTATATAAACTAATCTCCATTGTTGCCCCATTTGGAGCGTAAACCCAAGCACCACCAATATATGCTGTTGCGTTGCTGATTGTGGTGGCTGCGGTTTCAACACCCTCACCCGCTGCATCACCAGCACAATCCACCCTTAAACTCTTACTTCCACTGTGGAATTGTGCTGTGCTACTAGCTATTACGGCGGGTGTGGTTCCTATGGCTGTGAAACCAGTGGCATCACCAATAGCGTCGGTTCCTGTCCTCTGATTCAAAGTTAACAATTCGGGGTTGTTTGTATCACCCCCATCACTCTGATTACCGGTTAATAGGTTCCTAACGGTTACATCTGGCACTCTATGTGTGAACCGTGGTGTGTTAGCTGCTACTTCATCCCCTTTGTAATCATAAGCTACGCTAGCCCGGGTGAATTCGCATCCGCCGAGGTAGCAAAGCTTGTGGGTACTTGGAAGTTCAGATACTTCCATATTGAGAAAAGTGGTCATATTAATCAACTTAAGACATTGAGGCTGTTTGTGTTAATTCCCAAATCTGATCAGCTTGTTTTGTTCCTTGAGAACTCACCTTTCGATTAAAGTTTACACTACTGTCACTGTTTCCATTTGCAAGAGTGAATTCATTCCATGCAAAGTTTGCTGTTGATAACCCAAATGTACTTTTCCAAACTGCTTGTTGACTAGTTCCATAGGTAGGATAGCCTACATCCATAGCAACATATGCTTTATTAGTAGATGCTTGAAGTCCGGTTTGAGATGCTGCTTCCGCGGTATTGCTATCTCCAACACCTAAGTAGGCGTTCGTATTATCAAACTTAGTTCCACTACTTGCACTTGCAAATATTGTAAACATCTCATTTATACCCTCATTTAATGTTAAATTACCATTAAAAATGGTCATTTGGGGTATACCAAACAAGTCAAGTTCTTCTCTTTCTGTATATGGTTTTAGGATTTCGCCATCAACATCAGCTTTAAGTTGAGCTTTGTAGTCTTTTTTGTTTTCAAATCTTCTAATTCCCCAATTTGTGTTCTTTTCTATTCTTTCAAAAATAGTTGAGAGGTTCTTTATTCTCATGTCTACTGAGGTTGCAACATTTTCTTGTAAAATGTTCATTCTTTCACCTCTTCAACAATATCTTCCTCTTTTGGTTTTTCCTTAAATTTCTCTAGGTCTTCTTTGGTTGTTGCTATTTTAATATTATCTTCGGTTCGGTCAATGAATATTTCTTCAACTCCTAATATATTAGCTACTTGTTTAGCAACATCCTCTTCCATTTCTGTCATTTTTTGTGCAATCTCTTCTTCGGTCAATTTTATTGATTCATATTCTTTTTTTAGTTTATCAAAGTCAATATCGTAAAAAACATCTTTGCTGGCATCATATCTTGATACTTTCATTTTTATCCTCCTTATAAGATTCTTATATATCTTCTAAATTGGTTACTATTACCTTCTATAATAATCGTAATATCTAGTTTTTTCCATCCATCTCTTAAATGATTGGTGTCTATTGTCATCTGACAAGTATTAACTGCTGTTCCATTTCTTGTAATTGTGATAGGGATTGTTTCATTGTCCATCTTGGCTTTTGCAGTTTTTATTAAGAATGTATTATCATCTGGTGTTTTCAGTTTGAATTTAACATAAGATACAAATTTCTTCGCTATTTTTTTTGGTGTTAAGTCATAAAGTTCTATATCTCCTTCTTGCGGTAGATATGGATTTATTCCACTCATGAAGACTTCACCGGATGGGGCAACGATAACCATCTCAACGAGAACTTCTCCAGTTAGGCCACTTATTAATAAGTTTCCAACAGCTCCTATAACTCCACTACCCATTAAAAGTGAGAAATCGTATCCTTCTAATGATACATTTGCAGGGGTAGGTTGTGCAGCAAGTGCTCCCGTGTATACCTCATTAAGATGGCCAGACAATATTTGTAACCTATCACATGGATCAGTTGGTGTCCAAGTGTTGACAAAATCCCAGTCAACGAACGTGCTTTCTGTTTGCATTTCGACAGTTGTTTTACCCGTTCCGACAGCGCTAGTAGTTTTTCCAGATGTTTCAATATCCCAATAACAACCACTTGATGAGCCACCACTATTTACACCTAAGAATCCTTTGGCATTCGTAGTTCCCGTAATTAGTCCAGTAGAATAACATTTTGTAATACTACCTTGTGTTAATGTTCCCCCTGCTCCACCACACGAGGTTGGGCAAGTGACACTACTTGTGGAATAGGAATGAGATAGATACGTTCTTCCGGCTCCAAATATTCCTCCAGCATTGCTTGTGGTAGCTGTTATATTCCCCGTAGATTTGCATTGGGTTATTGTTGTATAATATCTTAATACTGAATATGCGTGACCAACATTCCCACAAATGCCTCCAACAGAACTATTTCCACTAATATTTCCGGTTGTAACACAATAACTTGTGGTACCGTCTCCTTGTTCGTTTCCTACTATTCCACCAACACAATTATAACCAGATATGTTAATAGAGCACGTACATCTAGTAAAATCTGAAATATATGCGTATCCACAAATACCACCTACATTGCTGCTTGTAGGGCTAGCATTAAGGGTTGCTGTTGATATATTTGTATCTGTAACAGTAATACAGGCACCATAACCTGCAATCATTCCAATTGTATCTCCTGTAGCAGTTATTGTTCCTCTATAAGATGGATAAGTTATTGTTACTCTTAAACTAAGTGAAGAATATTTTTCTCCTCCTTGACCAATAATTCCACCCACATTCTGACCGCCAACTATATCTGCGGTAGATGAACACCTAGTTATGCTTCCTCGCCTAGAATTTCCTATAATTCCTCCAGTTGAGATACTTCCGGTAATATTTCCACTGCTAATGCAATCACTGATTTCAAGCCCTGTCTCCATGTGGTCACAAGTAAAATAACCAATTAATATTCCGACGTTTTCTTGTCCAATAATGTTGGCGTTGGTAATGTTTAAGTTTTTTAAATATTTTGAATCTCCTGTAAAATAACCTATAAACCCAACATTATTTGTTGTAGGTCTGTTAATATACAAATTAGATATAGTATATCCGTTGCCGTCAAAATAGCCAGAAAATGAAGTTCCGCTAATTCCTATTGGCAACCATCCAGCCCCTCCATTGTAAGCGGGATTTTGGGTAGCAGATGCATCTATGTCTGCTCCAAGCTTATAGTATGCGGATAGGGCATATCCCGTAGTACCAATTAATTCTAAATCAGCAAAAGTAGAAAGAACAAAGGGATCACCAGATGTTCCAGTTCCCGTTACCATTTAACAACCCTCCCAAAGAAATCGTGGATAACTTTTTTTGATTTGGATTACTGTAGCTCCCATCAAAATGTCTGCGACAAGTCCATCATTTGTCATTTCTCCAACTTCTCCTTCTAAGATTGAGCCCGTTGCTATTCCAGATTCTGGAGCTCCTGCTTCCATATTCCCCGCATCTGGGTCTAATACTATTCCAATTTCTATACTAATTGCTTCCGTTCCAGTAGTGCTATCTGTAATAAAGACTTCGTTTGAAACGCTAACAACATCTGTAATTACAGAACTCTCGCTAATTGAAATCTCTTTGTAATATGAACCTATTTCTTCGATTACACAGATAGATTCAGTTATTGAAACACTGTTGGTTAATTCTGCCCATCCATCAGAATTGTCTATCCATCCATCAGAACTTTCTATCCATAAAACCATTAGCTCAGTCCTTGTAAATTTTGTTTACTGTATAAGTCACCAAACAATCGAGCACTATTACTTCACCTGATATTTCTAAACTGCTTGCTGCTATTCTTCTTAGTCTAAATCCTATATGATCACTAGCAACAACATCTGGGTTTGGTAAATCCCAATCAACTGTAAAATCTACCTTGTATATACTATATTGAGCTGCCCTGTCTGTTGCAACAGTTGTTTCTACAGTAACATCATTTGTACTTGTAGATATTACTCCACTACCGGTTGCTTTGTTTTCCCATGACACTTGTAGTTGAAACTTATCTCCAACATCTTCAGCAGCAGCTAAGCAACATATTACACTTACAGTAATGTTGCTAGCGCCATCCCAACGACCAGCAACATAATCTCTGAAGAACAATTCTTCATTGTCACTATTATAAACTGGCAATGAATATCCGGCGTGTGCACCGATAGAAACTGCGGTTGGTTTGCTGTTCTGGGCGATTTTACCAGCGACAATTGAAGGACGCATTGTTAAGGTTCCAGTACCATCAGGGTTGTGGGGTGCATTCCAATCATCTTTATCAATCGTTGTTGATGGTGGGTCAGCTACTGTTGCATGTTTTAATCCAAATGCCATATTATACCACCTATGTTACTGTTGCTTTCAAAAATCCGTCAACATTAAACCTTATAGTGAATGATCCGCCATCTGATGTTTTATTAGCATCAAAATCCATATATCCTAATAATATTTTGTCAGAATCTTCGGCTCCTTCATTTCTATAAAAAACGGCATATCTTGCCGTTATATAACTTTCTGTCCATTCAGGGTCTGTTGCGTCAAATTTTACAACTCCGGTTCCTGGGGTAATTGTTTTATTTGTTAAGGCTTGACCTCCAGTGGTATATCCTGTTGCAGATACTTCGTTTGTTACGTCTGCTTTTGTTTCATGTGTGTTTTGATTAGGTACATAACTTGATGTACATAACATTACATATATATCGTCTGTTAAATAATCTATTCTTTTATCTTCGGCTTCGGTTCCGCCACCCATAATGTTTACAAGGGCGTTCGTATACCAATGTGTATTTACTGCCATATTTTTTTCCTCCTATCTAGGGTTAATTGAACTAATACTTATTAAATGGTGTGGTCCATATTCTTCTAATTCATATGTTACTGGTTCTCCCCACACTTCTTCACTTAACGTCTCGACTGTGAAATGAGTATTGTATAATGCACGAATTTCTGTTGGCATTTGAATATAACTAACTTCTATTGCTCCTGGATATATGCTAAATAAAGTGAGAATATTTGAAGGGATAATTATATTCCCTAATAAATAATTTCTTACACTAGCCCACTTTGGGGTTGTATCAATCAAAGTTTTTGAAATTGATGGCTCTCCTGAAATGAGAATCATTCCAAAATTATACCAAGCTCCATCTGTATCAATTACACCAAGATTTAAATCACTTACTCCATCCGAATCATATGAAGTCCACATCACACCAGTTGTGGCGTGAGAAGCTACAATAGCATTTTCTGTGATAACTACTACCCTACTATCGGTAAGAACAAAGAAGTGATCCCATGAATAGTAACAATCTACAATAACTTCACTTTCATTGAGAATGCTTTTAGAAAATGAAGTTACTCCAAATGCTGTTACAGTTTCTTCATATTCCACACATCCACATGGCGTCCTTCCTATCGGCACTCCTATTTCTTCTACTGGATCATCTTGATATATTGCTCCAGTTAATTGATCAATATATGTATTGTATCCTCCCACATTCAAATTAGGATCGCCAGCGCCTGTAGTTATCATCAACATTTCTGAAGAATAATATGTGCCTCCAAGATCAACTGCCCCAACCCAACCAGTACCCGGTAATAAAACTCTTAAATGGTCATATATAACCCCATAGTAATAATGCTCATCTAAAGGCTGTAGCCAATACTCTATAAAATCGGAAGAAGTTATTTTTTGTATAAAACCTTCCTTTTCATTTATTTCTAGGTTTGGTGAAATCATGTTGGTGTTCCTTGAACTATGTAAATAAAGTTTCCTCCGGATTCTGAGCCTTTATAGCTTATGTAATCAACCTCGTCGTGTGTTAAGCTTATGCTTGCATTAGCTGGTAAGGTTATATCTCCTCCAACCACGCCTGTTGCTTGACCTATAGCAAATATAATTTCAACTTCACCAAGGTTAATTAAATGTGTTTTTGTAATCGATAAACTAGGGTCTACCGTTACATCGTCAGTGCTTGCACTTGTTACTTTTTCTGAAAAATATCCTGAAGGAAAGTTTTTAGCTACAGTATCTTCTGTAGCTGGGTTTATTTGTTCATCATTTGTGTTTTGGATTTTAAAACCTAAAGGAATTAGTTCTAAAATTGTTCCAAGTATATCTCTACAAGATGTCATTTATCTTCCACCTTCTCTAATCTAACATATAAATCTTGAATCATTGCCATAAGGTCCTCTTGTTTTTCTTCTAATTTTATTTTTGCTTCTCGATTGTTGATAATTTCCATTTCGCCTTTGCTTTGTACTTCTATTTCTTTACCCATTTAATCCACCACCGGAATAACTCCCACTTTTCTTATTGTTGGAGAAAGATTTGTTCCTTCGTCACGATGTAGGTTAAATCTAAACCTTACACATTTTTGATAGAACGGATATTTTACTGTTTTAATTCCCTCAATCATATCTATTCTAAATGTTATATTTCTAAGGTTTAACATTCTTATTCCAATTGATTGTACGGCTTCATAATCACTTGGGTTTTCTAAATCGATTGTTACCCTAGTCCATGATCCAGGGTCTATATGTGGAATATAATATCCTTGATCATTTATTACTTCTTCGCATTCTTCATCACTACCAAAGACTATATCAAAGTCTCCAGCATTAATAGCAGTACTATCACACTGTATCCAGAATCTTATTTGATTAAATTTGCTTAAATCTTCATTGAGTTCTTTGTATGCTATTAAACCAGTATCTGCTAATGTGCTTACTTGAATTTGTGAACTGTATGAACCTTCTTTGTGTGTTGCACTTCTTGATGTGGTAACATCGTCGTTTTGAGCTTTGGTAAATCCAGGAGTTGTTTCGCAAGTGTCGATAACTCTCAAGTTTGATATGATTCCAATAACATTGTCAATCCAAATAGAGAATGAATTCCATTCAGTTCCTTCTGTTGGTCTTTTTACTCCGATTGACATTACTGCAGCAAGGGCTTCTGGGTCTGTTATGGGAACTGTTACTGTTGTCCATGTTGTGGTTGCAATAGCTGGTATGTCATGATATTCTCCAGTTGCACATTTAGCTGATGTTCCAATACAGAATTGTAAATCACCTGGTTCAAATCCTTCGGCTTTATTCGTTCTTATTTCAAACTGTAGGCTGTCATATCCTGTTAAATCTAAACTTTCTAAAGCTTTAGACATAAATACTGGTTCTTCTCCGGTATAGTGTGCGAATGTTGTTTTTGTGCTTGCTGTACCTTCCTGGTATACGGTTTCATCTAATAGATGAGTAGTATAATCGTCGTCTTCAGTTTCTACCCAAGCTTCTTCACATCTATCAATAATTACTTCATCTTCTAGGATTATTTCCTCATCAACGTCACAATGATAGTTGTATTCGTCTTCTTCATAACTTCCCTCATAATTAGAGTAATCTACTGAGCCGTGATATAATTCATCTAAACTTAATCCAGACTTGATAAATGTCCAATCAGTATTTGCTTCTGGGCTTGCAAGAGCATCAACTGCCTCTATATCTATACTTATATCTCCAGCATTTTCTTCACACCACATTCTTAGCCATTCCCAATGGCTGAATTTGTTAATTCCTGAAGTTACCGGTAAAGCTTCTTGCAAGATTAAATCACCACAGAATGGTTTAGTTACTAATACACCATCTGTTTTTGGGCTTCCTCCAGTTAATCCAAGAGTAAATTTAACTGCATATTGTTTACTAATACTATAAGATAGGGTTGGTGTTGCAGAGTTATTATTTGTTTTTAATATTAATTTCCACATGAACTGGTGTCCATCTGTTGTAAAGTTAAGATATTTACCTTGCATTCTCTGCCAAGTTGTTCCATTATCGTTTGTTACGTATAGTTCGTATGATGTTCCACTAGGTAGGCTTAAATTCATATCCATTGCTACCGAACCAATTCCTTCGGTTGTATCAATCATTGATGATTGTATTGTACCTGATGGGGCCATTACATCTTTCAATGCATATATATCAAATAATAGGGTTTCTGCTAAGTTATATTTTACATATGTGCCACTAGGGATGTTAGGAGGATAACTACCACCTAAACTTAAGAATGATACGGGTCGCCCATAATAATTAACACTGTCCATCCAAACTTCTGCTTTCGTGTGCAATGCTTTTGGTTCTACAACTAAAACCCAAACATATGTTCCTGGGGATAGCGTTATTCCTGAAAAGTTAAAGTCTAAAATTGGTGTTCGAATAATGTTATATGCTCCACCAGGATAACGTCTTAAATCTTTTGAGGCTGATGTGGCGATTCTTCCTCCACCTTTTCTATAAATGACACATTTAACGCTTGCAGCATTTCTGTAATGTCTGCTATCTATTATAATTCTTGATAGTGTGGTTTCTGTTGTAATTTTGAATGTGTTTGCAGGATATTCAGATTGACGAGAATTATCTCTATAAATTTCGTGCTTTCGTTTCCAATAATAAGGATCACTAGCATATACTCCTCTTGGTGTTGCTATTCTGGTTCTTCCAGCTCCACCAGAGTTATAAATATAACTTTCATTTGTCCTTTTTTGAAGTTTGCATATCCCGCTATTATGATTGCTGTGGTCAATGTTGATAAATTTGGAAATTCCGTTATCTTTTTCATACTCTCCTTCAATTGGAGGGTTCCCATTAAAGTCTTTAAATGACCAGTAATAATCGTTAACTTCATAACTTGAGAGTCTATATCCAATTGTTCTTGTTCCCGCAGTTATCGCTTCTACATTTGATGAAGCTCCTGAATCATAAAATGTACTTCCAGTTAAATTATATTTGATTCTTTCTGGGGAGTTATAATTAAATATCCAATCTGTTTTTTTCTCAAGTCGTCTTAATCTTTCTTCATGCCTTCGCATTCTTGCGTGACCTAAAATATCTTCTTGGTCAACTAATATCGGTTCAGGGTCTACTCCAGGAATGCTCACAGGAACGGTAACGTATGCTATTTTTAAGCTTCCAAAAGGAATTTCACTATCAGGAGCAATTGGTTTTCCAATAGCAATAGCATCTCCTTGGATAACACTATAAATTCCCTCCTTATCCATAATAACTATATCTATTCGGTTTCCATAAAGTGAGCGTTCTGCGATTGTTACATGAGTATCTACGCTTTGTATTTTTTCCCCATGAATTACGGCAATTCCTTTATCAATATCATAAGTTCCTTCGGTAGCATATCTTTCTTCGAACCATAAATCTTTTGGAACTACTTCATATTGAACTCCGTTTACTGAGGTTGCGAAACTTTGATTGTACGCTCCAGATTCATCTAAAGCTATTTTAATTCCAGTTGCATATTTTATTACTAGATAATAGCTATCTTCCGGTAAATGATGTGCATTAAAGTCAAATGTGAAATCTCCAGCCCCGGTTTGACTGGCTGGAACTGTTACTTCGTATGACGCAATTAAATCACTATCTATGTTTTCTCCTTCAATAGTTCGCAATTCTCCACGTAAAACCTGGTTTGCTCCAGAGTCATTAGATACTTTTACTGTTATACTGCTTACAGAAGATTTAGTTATATCAATTGTTTGTCTTACATAAACGTCTGTCATTGATTGATAGACTAAATATGAGCTCGTTCTGTTCATCTGGTCTATTTGTTCATCGCCTGTACCTACTGGGGTCATTAAAAATGCATCTTCATCATCATCTAATACATATCCATCCCCAAAATTATCACAGATAATTTGAGCAAGAGCCGCCTGTATTCCGTGTTGAATTAGATTTATATCGTCAGCATACGCTAAGTGGCCTGGGATAATATCTTCTGTTATTTCAGTATAATAGTTAGGCATCTACACCACCGTAGTCACAATAGTAAATTTTAATTCTATTCCATTGTTTTTTGGAGTATCTGGTATTTGACAAATACACCAATAGTTACCATCTACTGATAATTCAGAGGTATCTGTAATCCCTATTTCTTTTAGGGTTGTTTGGTTTCTTATATTTCCATCTGTATTTCCATCAGTATCTTTAATAAAGATTGCTGAAGAAATCATTCTCTTAGTGCCTTCTTCTGCGGTGTTTGTTAATAGGGCTCGGCTATAATTTCCATGTGTTGCCGGGGTACATTCTTGAGATAACCCTACACTATCTTCTGTTGGTATAGTTGTTCCAACACCAGCAGACATCCAAGAGAAATAACTTGATTCATTGGTAAAACCTCTTGCTAAAATAGCGTTTTTACCGTTTTTAGTTATTACTGCTGCCATCTTCTATATCCTCCCATTCATCTGCTAAAATTCTTTCTTTTCCGTTAACCTTTACTCTTTTCTTAATTACAGAACCATCTGCGGATTTTGCTTCCATTATAATTTCTTGTATGATATATTTATTTTTCATTTATTAATCACCTTTGCATGAGCGGTAATACTAGTGATTTCAGGAGTTTCTACCCCTGCCCAATCTGTTGTAAGTTTTGCCTCGAGTCTTAAGTCAATAAAAGGAAGGCTTGATATGTCAATAGGACTACGCTTATTGCTTAAAAGAACATCTCCTCGAGTTGTTTTAAACCAAAGATCAGCCTCTCCTCCATTCAATGCCCGGTATCCTATTCCTGTTTGATATGTTCCCATACCTCCATTGGCATAAACGTTAGAGTTTCTCCAAGCAACTTTATAATAATTTGTTGGAGATACAGAGCCTGTAACTCCTATCAATATTGAATAAGTACTTCCTACAGTTAAATCTAAATGGAATGGAACAAAGATTTCGGCATTTGCCGTCCATAATTCTTTTTCTATTGTATGATATTGGAGTATGTCATCTACACCTTGCTTCTTTATAGATACTTTTATATCTCCAGTAGGACTTCCAACAACTGGGGTGCTTCCAGCTTTTACCCATATGCCTGTTAACCAGGAAACTGTTGGTTTAAAGTTTTGATAAACCATTTGAACAGTTGATTCTCCAAAAATATAATCACTATTTGAAAGAGTTTGTGATTGGTCGACAATATCTCTAAATACATCATAAGTTAATGTGTTTCCAGATGGGGTTGTTTCTGTTGTTGTTATCGAATCCCAGTATCCTTCATCATATCCTTCTGGGAGTTCTGGGGTCGCAATGTTTGTTGATACATAATTTCCTCTACCTCTTTTATAATAGATTACCATTTTCATTGTATCAACATATGCGGTATCTCCACTATCTATTGTACAATTATATTTTAACATAACTCCTTGATTATATGTTGAAGGTGTGTAATGAGGTAAAGTTCCTTGCTCCCATGCTAAACCTGATTTATGACCGAAAGTAGCAACATACCATCCACCGCCACCAGTATAGGTTTGTTGTTCTTTCACCCAAATATCATTATTTGTGACTTCTAATGTGTGTTCTTGATAGTTAAAATAGGGGGAACGGTATCTAGATGAATTAGCATAGTTAACATTTACTATTAATCCGTGTACTCTTGCTCCGTCTGGTAATGTGGGGTATACAAATCCTACTAACTTCTTACTGGTTCCTACTGCGCTTCCATAAGAGTAGGCCGCGTTTCCATCGTCTGCGGTTATTCTACTTGCATAGTTCCAAGCGAATCCACTTCCTTCAGAAGTTGCTCTTGATGGATATTTTGTGTTTGTATAGGTTGATTGGCTTATTTCAACTGAAGCTCCACTACTGACGGTGTATTCATCTATTCCTTTTGATAAGTCGATGCTTTCTTCTATTAATCTTGCCACTTCAAATTCTAAGCTAAATCCTAATCCTATATCTGCGCTACTTTCTCCTTCTACTCCCAGATATTCTACCATGAATTGAGCAATTACAGATTCGTACATGTCTGCTAGAAGAGCTTCAAATTCGACTGGTATTGTTTCGTAAATATATTCTGCGTGTTCAAAGTTTGTAGTGAATTCTGTTTTTAATAGTTGTTCTGTGGTATACATTGGAAGAGCGTGTGTTCCAAAAGCTTTACATTTACCTACGATTTGTTGTAGCTCTTCTATTGTTAAAAGTTTAAAGTTTTTAGGGATTTCTTGGATTGGTATTTCTAATTCAAAAACTCCAGCATCCCACTGATCTCCAGCCCAAACATATCTGTCCCAAAATTTTTCATTCCAAATCAGGCAGTAATCTACCATATCTTTTATTCGAGGAATTACCCCCAGATATTGGTTTATCTCCGCCTTAATAAGGCCGTAATTTTGATATGTTCCTTCTGTATTTAAGAATAAGGTTCCTACTTCTAATGCCTCTTGGGTACTATTTAAATATGTCGCTTCGAGCAATGTTGAGTTATAATTTATGTCATCTAAAAGTTTAATAATATCTCCTTCATAAAGATAAGTTTCTTGAGTTCTTACTATACCTTGAATATCTGTATCAGTGACACTTATTGTTTGTATTACTTCATCAAAACATAAATCATCACAATCTAGACCCTTTTCTCCAACATTGATTTCGACTGTATGAATATCTGGACTTTTTGTTCTCAGCTCTAATAGAGGAATCCATCCAATATCTTCTTGATAATGTTCATATATTGTAACTTTATCAACTTTATCTGCTCTAGTTGCATATTCATCCAGAATTCTCTTTTCATACCAATAATCTTGCTCTGTTTCCCAAGGATAACCAATTGGATAAGTATATGGATAATCTTGATATGGAATATCTTCTTTATATTCTCGCCGGTTAATACCAAATAAAGCTCCAATACTATCAATATTATCGTTTATTGAGTATTGTTCGTTCTCTCCTTGTGGGAACCCAATTGTTTTTTTATCCCGTAATCCCCAATATTCTATTACTGCAAAAATATTAAAAGGAAGTTTTTCTATAGGATTTTCTATGTTTTCTGATAAAATTTCAGTAAAAAAACAGAGTTGTTCTAAGTGTTTTTCGAAATAAGCTTCTTCTATCATATCACTAGAATTTTCTCTTTCTATATAAATCTTAATACTTTTTAAAGGGTGCATTTTATAAGCAAACATTTGTGCATAAATACTTGTTAATTCAACCCCAATGGTAGTTCCAGATAATGTTATTGCATTTGCCTCTTGATTAAACCCAGCAGGGCAATCAATACAGTATAAATTAACTTTGTCTAATGGGGGGAATACTGAAGGGTATAAATCTTCGAAAGTTACAAGAGTATAAAAATTATCTTCATCATATAAATAATTGTTAGTATATATAGATATAGAATAATCTCCTTCAACATATCTTTCAGTTAGAGAAATTGTGAAAAATTCACCAATACTACTTATAATATCAGAACTCTCCAAATATTGTCTTTCTAATAATTCTCCATTCATTGTTAAATCAAAAACTAAGGTAGTTGTAGGGTTTCCAATCGTATCCCCAAAAACAAGTTCTAATTCTGAAAAAGGTTCCTCTCTGGTTATATCAAAATTATAAGAAGTAAAATCTTCAACATTTCCCAAATTTCTAACAAAAAGTAAAGGTCTAACTTTAGTAACAAAATATAAGCTAGCCTCTCCCTCTTCTATTTCTTCATCTATTTCTTCTTGAGCTGTTACAATATGCCATTCTTCATCGTTGTATCCATATAGTGTACCATTTGGGTATAAAGATAATGACCCTCTCATAGTATAATAACTATCATAATCAATATCTCCATCTCTTTCAATTAGGATAGAATAAGTTTTTCCAGCGATCAAATCTTCTTCAAAACCTATTGTTAGTGGTAGGTCTTCAAATTGTATTATTACATCTATTGGGATTTCTTTAGTTGCAATAATTTCTTCATCTAAATAGAGTGAAATAACAATATTATCTTCTGGGTTTCCTATTGTAGGTCCAAACATTAAGTCTATTTCTCTTAATCCATGTTCAGTAATAATAAATTCTTGTTTAAGGGAATTATTGCTTTCTGATTTTCCAAGATCAATCAAGGCTCCATAATTTTCTTGAGATTCGTTATCTATTGAAAATAGTTCGTTGTTATCAATTCTAATAATTTTTGAAGGATCAATATAAATGTTGGAATTTGCTGGCAAGTTTTCTCTAATTCGAATTGTGGCGTTTGATGTATTTATATCTATCGGCGCAACTAGTTCTAAGTCTTCTGTCTCAATTGTAAAATTATAATTTAGAGGATAGCTACCGCTAAGAGAACAATTAGTACTATTATTTCCGTTCCATACTTGTCCAGTAAAAGAATATATTTTTTGGTCAAAAATCGGCCACAATTTTGCTGGCTGTTTGGGATAAACAGAAAGGCGGTCATAATAAGTTCTTAATTTTGTTTCTTCTGTTTGTCGACCAACAGTATTAACTAATGGGTCCTCTCTAAACCAAGGGGGAACTCTGTTTATTAACATTTTATCCTCTTTCTGTTATGATTTCATAATTTATGTTCTCAATTTTCGCCACTTCGGCATTTTCCAAAATTATATTACCATCTTCATCTAGCTCTCCTGTGTAGTTTGATAAAGATAAATTAAGGTCATATAAATCATATTTATCTATTAATTGGTTGTAAATATAATGAATAGCTCTACTTACGACTATTTTTTGTCCAACACCATTTTTTAATATAAAATCTGATAATGTTTGATTTAAATCTTTTTTTAACATATCTCTTTCATTTGGTAATAAATCTGAAGATGATGCAATTTTTATTTCAAAGTCTAAATCTAGATTCAATGGTGTAGCTTTATCACATATCATATATATACCAGCAGCCTTTTCTCTATTAAGAGTTATTTTAATATCTTTTATTAATTCATCTAGCGTAGTATCTATATATATAGCAAAATTGCCATAACCATTCAAATTTTCTACTAAATTATAATTATATGGCTGTAACCCATATTCTTGTAACGATAATCTTAAAGCACCTAGAGTTCCTTTTTCTAGGGCAAACCTAGACATCTTTGCGTTTTCTCGTAAGTCACTATAGCTTTCTTGGTCAACTCCACCCCAAGATTCCTCATAGTTTATTACTCCAACTCCATTTACTCCCGGGTTCAATCTATTTAAAGTTTGTTCTTTAACATAAGTATCTAAGCCAGTTAAACGAGAAATAGCTTTTACTGTTATATATTCTTGTTCTCTGTATAACGTTCTATCTTCAGCGATTACATATTGAATTGGATTAGATTCGGATGTTTCTACAATTTGACCAAATGTAAAGTCTATGTCTTCTGTTTTTTGTTCATCTGGAATATTCCAAAAAAGATATAACCTAACGTTGGAGTTTTTAGCCGGGAATCGATACCTAAAAGGAGCACAAATTTTTTCAATACTTTCATCAAGAACAGCAGTTTCAATAAAACATTCTTGTTGCATTAATTCTAGAACTTGTTCCCAAATAGCCATTTCAGTAGATAAAACTGAAAATAATATTCCAAATCGTCCTCTTCTAAAATTTGAAGATGTTAAAAGTTTTTCTTGAACGGCATAGTTAAATAAAGAATCTACAATTTCAGTAGCGCTTCTAGCAAGGAGTGGCAAGTATTACACTCTCCTGAGTTTTGTTAAATTGTGTTTCGACATTAATCTTAAGCTCAATTTTTCCTTCTGTATACTCGATAACCTCACTTAAATAAAGATTTTTTATTTCAGGATAATTTGGAGCTAAATCTAAAATATACTTTTCTAACATTTTAACTGTAAGATTATCTAAGCTTTCTCCTAAAATTCTCCAAATTTCACAACCAAAAGTTTCTAGCCCCACTCCAAGAACTTCTCCTTTTTTTGTTTTTATTTCTCCAGCAAGAGCTTGGCAAACAGCATTGTGATCAGTGCAGAGTCTATATTCACTCCCTTTTACGAGAATTTTTTCGTAATATTTATCATGAGTATATACTACGAAATCGTCTAATTTTGTCATATTTCTTCCCCATTAATCTTTACTTTATTAGATATAATATTTATTTCATTATCTTTAATTTCAATGTATGAATCTTCAACTCCTATTTTAATATAATCATTTGATAGTGTTACGAATTTATCTCCTTGAATAATGTTAAAAGTTCCCGATTCTGGAACATTATCAGATTCTATTTCCCCAATAATTACCCAAGTTAAACTATTGTATTCAATAGAAAGGGCTACATCTATCTTTTCTTCTAAAACTATCAGATTCTTACCAAGAGTTGTTTCGTTAATAGATTTTATGTTTTTTTGTCCAATTTTTTTAGCCCAAGTATCTGTTTTTGTGTCTGGAAAAACTACATGATATTTGTAAGCATCACTTCTAGAGTAATCTATTTTATCTATATATCCATATCTTATTCCTACTGGTATATCTTTAAGATGTATTGGCTGTTTTGTTGTTGAGGTTCCTGAGCCTGGAGCACTTTTTGTGGATTCTGTGTTTGTGGGTGTTCCCTGTGGGATCGTAACATCCGTTATCCTTTGAACAGCTTTTTTTGTATGGTAATGTGTTCTCATAAATGGAGATTTTTTTACTGTCATTTAATCATATGGTCCTCCATATATTCTACAACCACTTCTGCTTGAACTTACTCTAAACATTTTTTGTATCTCATAACCATTCCCTTTGTATGGAAAATCTACCCAACCACTCCCGTTATCTATTTGTACGGTTCTATGATTGTTAGGTCCACTACACCACAATATTTGGGCTTTTATACCAATTGCAGTTAGTTTATTGTATAACCAATTGCTCATGGCATAACAATCTCCCTGTCCTGTAGATTCTAAACAACTTGCTTTTGAACAACTATGAGAATAAGTAAATGTTGCTGCTTTTTTTGCTATAGCCTCTATTGATGGTAAATTTGATATTGGGTTTCCAGTGGCCCCAGTAGCAAGTTCTGGTATTGGTGGGGCATATTTTAATGTTATATCATAATTTATTGGACTTTTTGGGCGAACTACTGTTGCTACCCCACAGACATACATTACTTCTTTTTTATTAAAATTATTTATTGTTGGAACTTTAACCCACTTGCCAGGATACATTGATGGAGAAGCTAAACTTCTAATCCCCAATTCTATTTTTTGCTCTCTCAGGGTTTGGTTAATTACATTTTGAGCTAGCTCTTCTGCTTTTGATTGATCTAATTCTGGTTTGTCATATTTTTGGATATTCTCTTTTTTAACTTTTTCTTTATCTCCAAAAAACTTGCTGATTTCACCATTTTTATATTTTACTTTAACCTCAAAAGCTTTATCTTCATCTTCTCCATTTACATATGTATACATGTTCCTTGGAATCATGCCTGGAGTTATTTCATATTCTGGCTTTCCTTCGCCCTTGAACTCCTGGATATAACAATTTTTTTCTTGGTCTAAATACATATATAAATTTTCGTCTGCACATATTTGATTAATTACATCCTCATATGTTTTTGCGGCAGAAACTGGAGTTCCACTGGTTTCATTTCCTGTAGTTCCGGCAGTTGGAGTTGGGCTCCCTGATTTAATTCCACTTGCATCTGATAGTGTTATCGCACCAGACACTGGAGCTGGTTGGCTTAAAACTCTTATATCTTTATAGGAATCTGTATGATTTCTACCACAAATACAAAAATCCGTATCACATCCACCCTTCTTAAGGCAACACGTGTACATCCCTTCAACACCAGCATTATCTTCTTTATCGCAAGTATGGTATCCAGACCCTTGTACCCAAGTTATAACGGCTTTTCCACACATTGGACACTTATTTTCAACAGTGCTTTGATAGTAGTTTGGCTTTCCTTCTTTTAAACTACATCTTGCGCAGCTCTTTAAACCTGCTCCAGTAACTCCAGGTCCAGTTGCTACTCCTCCTGCTGCCGGAGTTTCTGATGTTGCACTTTGGGATATTTTTTTATCTAAAACTTCAGGAGAAATATTTTTTAAAATAGCTTTGAAATCAACTTCTTTTATTAGCTTTTTTAACACATCTTCAAGTCTTTCATCAGTAAAAGTTGCTTGACAATTTTTTTTAAAATTTGACCCATAGTCTATTAGTGAAATAGAAAGAGTATCTTCGACCCTTTTATTTTCGGTTACTTTTCCATAAAATATTCTTTCTGTTGTTCCGGATGTTAAACCTCCATTTATAATAACTTTTTCGGTTCCAACTTTTAACATTTTTTTTGTTTCTTCTTTATAAGGAAATTCTAGTCTAGCAACTCCCATAGTATCCATTATATCTTTAGAAAAATATAATAGAGTTGGTACGGGTGGGTTTTCACCATCTTCTTTCTTAACAGTTATATAATTTTGTTTAAATGTCATTATTTGAAACCTATTTAGTTTTTGGGGAATAAACACCAGATTCAATTGATGAGGCTCGATTTAACTCATCTTCACTCACGCCACCACTTTTATCAGTATCTACTTTATCAATTGTAGTTACTCCAGTTTCTTCTGTGGCTCTATCATCTTCTACTTCTTCTACTTGAGTCATTTCTACCTTATATTGAGCACTTCTTTCTCCAGCGGGAATAACATATTCTAACGATGTAAATTGCATTGAAATAGCTTTTCTAAACATGTCTGAAACAACGGTAAAAGTTTTATCTTCGAAGTCAAATAAATAATTAGCTCTTTTTTGTTTAAACTCTTCATTTGTGAGCCCCCTTGGTGTAATTGTTATCTTACAGCTTATAACAAATTGTGCAGATTCTTCAATAGTGGAGCCTCCTTCTTGTTGAGCTGTATCTACAGAGGTATTAGAACCTTGAAGATCAGTAGCCGTCGATAGGGGTAGTATTTTTGAAACTGTTACATCTTCTGCTAAGAATTCTATACTTTTTGTATCATCATCTGGTATTATTTTAATTATTCCTCTTGTTTTAGAGTCTAAAAAAGTTTTTTCATCCTCAGTCTTGTCTGTTGTAGCTGCGTTTTTTGTTGATTCTGTGTTATTTTTGATTAGGGCACTGCCAACTCCAGTCATAAGCCCCCACTGTCTTAAAACTTTATATTTATTATTGTTCTCTGTAGAATTTGTATCATACCCAACTATCATAATGCTCCTCCTACTTGGACATTACTAAAGGCATTTCCTATATTGCTAGCTTCTTGTTCTGCGGTTCCATCGGGGTTATAAACATTCATTTCTTGAATAACTATTGAATTTTTTTGTTCTATTTTTTTGCTCACATCTTGCAAACCTTTCTTTCTCAAATATTCTTTTTTCTTGTCTTTTATCCCTTTTCTATCCCCTTTATTAATAAATTCTACAGCTCTCTCTTCTCCTAAAACGGGAGCTAAGAAAAGATCAGAAGTTAAGGCTTGGAATCCTAGGCCCCAATCTCCAGCAGACCATGCAACGTCCCAAGCTTCTGCAGTATCTAAAATTGCCAAATCGTTATACCAATCTTCATATTCTTCTTTTTCTTTTCCTGATAATTTAGATGGGTCTGTATTAATAAACTTGTTTGCAGCTTGCATATATTTCTTTTTAGCTGTCATAGCTTTAGATTTACTACCTTCACGGGGCACAGGCCCAATAGGTAGCCCACCAGTTAAACTCCACAATGCTGACAGTTGGTCGCCAAGATTTTTGGTTGTTGTACCATCATTAAAAGCCCTTAAATCTTTCTCATACTGATCTGCGGCAGATAACCATTCACTATACAATCTTTGTCCATATGGTGTAGTAGAAAATAGGGCTCTTTTTCTTAATTTAGGGTCATCTAAAGAACCACCATATTGTCTAATTAAGCTTTCTTTTATTAATGGTTCCATAACAGGTCTAAGTCTTTCTTTCTGTGAGAGATGTCTAGCATTAAGTCTTTGAGATTCAATATCATTAATTGTATACCCTTCAATATTATAGCCTGTTGAGTCCACGGGATATTCTGGTGGAGCCATAAGGCTTTGGCTTAACATACTGGGGACACTTTGTAGAGTACTTACTTTTTTCTTTTCTGTTTTAGTATACTCTTTTTGATTTTCATAATATTCTTTTACGTTTGCAAGATCAAAACCTAATTCTTGTCTTCTTTGTTTTGCTCTTAAATATTCTTCATCTGTTGCTTGTCCCTTTTTTCTTAAATCAAGAAGAAACTTTTCTCGATTTTGAGCCTTGATATACTCAGAGTTCAAAAATGCGATATGTTGTTTTTGTTTTTTGTTCCTCTGCTCTTCTAGTTCTGAGTTTGGGGTAAACCATCCTGCCCTCTTTCCGTGTTCCCATAAAGCATATCCGCCAATTGCAGCAGCGATAGCTCCACCTATAGCAACCCATCCACCTACTGGTATTGCCATTGCCCCTAACATTGCAGCATCTATTGCTTTAGAACCTGCGGCACTTACTTTTCCACCAGTTCGAGCTAATTTTCCTTCAGCTCCTAACCATCGACTTCTAGCATAATCTCTACTTATTGTTGCTCTTTGAGAGCCCCACAAGCCACCTTCTTCTCGAATTAAAGCTTGCGTTTCTTTATCCATTAATGTTTGAACGGCTGAATAATTAACCCCTTTTCTATATTGCTTAAGGGTTTCTTCATCTACATTAAATTTAGTTCCATAGCCTGCAACACCAGCGCCTTTATCATATGCTGTTTTTTGCATTGCAATTTTTCTCTCAGTATCTACAATATAATTCCTTATTTTCCTTTCTTCTTCAAAAGCTATCGCGGTATTTTTCCTAGTACCCTTTAAATCTTCACTAAGTTTACCTTTTGGGACTTCTTCTTCAATTTTTTTCATTTCTTCCATAACTTTTTTCATTTCATTAAGAGGACTTATTGGTTTCCCCGCACCTACACCCATAAATCCACCCATTGGAAGAAATGTTCCCATCATAAGCATAGACATAAAGGCATCCATTGCTACAGACCCACCAGAATGCAGTGAGGCAAACCCACCTTTAGACAATGTTCTCATTAATACATTCATATCTTTTTGTGATGTTCCCCCAACTATTGGAGAAAGAGCGGTTCCTGGAACTCCAGGAGTATTCATACCTCTTTTTTGTAAAACAGCATCCATAAAGAAGGAATTAGCATAAATTGCTTCGTCTAGATTGCCAAGAATAGGACCAATAGGGGTTTTATATTTACTTATTGTGGGTGCTCTCCACGTTCCAACTCCTGTTCCCATTCCAAAAGCAAGGTTTTCAAGCATTATCCTTTCATTTATTGATTGAGTTCTAGATAAATTTGATGCCGCTATTTTTTTAAGATAATCGTCATAATTTTTTTTAATTTGAGATTCTGTTTTTATTGCAGCAGTTTTTGCATCACTTGTTGCTCTACTTATTGTTGGTGGTATTGGAGTAACTCCCCCAGTACTTGTAATAACTCCCTCTTTTGCTTTTATTGCAGCAGTTTTTGCATCACTTGTTGCTCTACTTATTGTTGGTGGTATTGGAGTAACTCCCCCAGTACTTGTAATAACTCCCTCTTTTGCTATTTTTTCTGCTTGGTCTCTCTCTATTCTTTGTGCTTGGTCACCTAAGCCATATGGAGAAGTTGTTCGTACTTTTGTTGGGCCAGCCTTTCCTGTTCCTGCTGGAACTACGGTCGAACCAGTAGCTGCCTGTGCTGCTGTAGTTGTAGCTACTTGTTGTGATTGTTTAATTTTTTGTAAATTTTGTTCGCCAACTACTGCGCTAGCTCCAGAAGCCATAGCTTCCTTAAATCTTCCTGCTCCCAATAATCTCATAATAACAGCTAAATCTGCAAAAGCTGGCATTACCCATTTTATTACACTACCTATTCCTGATATAACTAATCCGAATAAAAATAAAGCTGTTGCTGTTGCAGCTATATCACTGACTCCAACGGTTGTAGCTATAGCCTCCAAAACACTTGCTACTGCACCTAATATTGGTAAGAATTTTTCTCCTACCCCAATAGCAAATACTTGCATTGATGAGATGAATTTGTTTAATTTTTCTGAGGCTGAAGACATTACTGTTGCAACTTTTTCTTGCATTTTATATTCTTCATCCATTTTTTCTTTATAATAATCATACATATGTGTAGGGAGACCTGTGTCTGGATCGTACATGGATGCAAACATTTTTGTATATTGTTGTGCTTGCCTGGGTTCTCCCCATCTTAAGAACCATGAATAAACTTCTGCTTGTTTAATTGATCCATCGTCTCTTGAATATTTTTCACTAAATTTTTGTTGCAATGTATCTAACATTTCATCAAATGGAAGTAAGTTACCTTCTTTATCTCTAAAATCTTCTGAAGTTAATCCAAATTCTTTTAAAGCTTTTCTAGATTTGGGCATATCTTTCATCATATAATTTAAGAAAGATTTAATTCCTGTTCCTGCCATTTTGCCACTTACCCCTTGTTGGGATAGTGTAGCTATCATTGCAGCTATTGATGATGCATTTTCATATTGAGCAACTTGAGATGATGAATCCCAAACGGTAGATGCAATTCCACCAGCGTGACCCATTGCGGTCATTATGTCTTCTGCTGATGTTGTTGATATGTTTGCTGCATGTGCTAATATTTCGGCATATTTTTCAGCATCTTTTTGCATAGTTCCGCCAAAAAGAGTTGTCATTTGTACTGTCATTGTTGCAGCTTTTTCAGTACTTATTCCTTCAATTTTGGATAGTTCTGTTGCTGCTTGCATTACAGTTTTCATATCGTCTGATGCGTCTATACCTGCACGACCTAATATTGCTAATCCTTCTGCAATTTTTATTGGGGATGTTCCGTATTCTACAGCTAATTCTTTTGCTGTTTTGGTCATTTCTGCCATCTTTTCGTTGATGGTCATTGGGGAGTCGTTTACATTTTCTATTAATGATTGGACGACTTTCATTTGTTTTTCAAATTTTGCTGCTTCAGCGGTCATTAGTCCGAGAGCGAGTGCGGCTGCTCCTCCTGCTGCCATCATTCCTGCTTCCAACGTTCTCATATTTTGGCCTATTACGTTGGTTGTTCGCATTCCTGCGGCAGTTAAATTAGCGAAACCAGAACTTACGGCCATTAGTCCTGGCCATGTCATGTTTGAAATACCGATTATATAATCGATTCTTCTAGTCTCTTTTCCGCCTTCATTTCCGTGTGCACTATCTGAAGCTTTCGATAACATTTAATCCCTTTTTAAAATTAGAAATTTGTAGCCATATTCATTTCGGCCATATAATTTAATTTCCATACAAACCCTGCTTTCATAAAAGCAATGTCATATGGGTCCTCTTCCCCTAGTTTTGATGGTGGTATCCCTAGAGCTTCACAAACAAGAAAATCAAGCTTTAGGTCATCTACCTCAGCTATAAATTTTGTAATTCATTTATTAGTGCAGTATCGTTTGTTTCATACTGGAGCAAACTTACTTTTGCAATAAGTTCTTCTGTTACTGCAACATCAACCTTTTCCCACTCTTCTTTTGTCATTTTTGGGTCTACTATTACTGCTGCAAGAACAGCATATCCTTGATTCTTTATTTTAACAAACTGTTCATCTGAAACAGGACTATATCCATCATAAGGTTTTACTGCGTCCATTTTTGCTCTTTCTGTATGAGTAAGTCTTCGAGCTTTAAATTTCATCACAATTGGAGTACCATCTTCTTCTTCATCAACGGTTACTCTTATATCGTAAACTCTTTCGCTTCTGCTGAACAATTTCTTTTTTGTCGCAACAATTTCTTTTATTTTTTCTTGTTTTCTTCTATTATAATCTCTTTGTGCGTCTACTGCAGTTGATTTCATTGCAGCAATTTCTTCATCTGAAATAGTTCCAGATTTTTTTTCTTCAAATACTCCAGTCATTTAAATATACCTCTAAAAAAATAAATAAAAGAGGGAATTTTATAACATAGTTCGGCTTATAGCCTTACCCTCTATATCTTGTTGAACTGGCCTATCTCCACTAAAAGTACCAAGTTGGTCTCGAGATAGAACACAGCCTTCTAATTTAACTACAGCTTTTGGTGGAGTTGCATCATTGTTGTATAGTACAATTGCAAATTCTTCACCATTATCATAGATTTCTGAAAGTCTTCCACTATCAAAAGCTCTCTTAATAGTGAAATCAATTTTCTTCCTACCTCTACGAATTTCTGCAGCGTTGTATGAATCACTTGTATATCGTTCGTTAGCATCTCTTGTTGATGTAACAGTGATTTCTTCAATTTTAATGGTTTCTCCCTTGATTTTCATTAGACCAAGTTCAAATACTCCATCTACTGCCATCTTACATCACCACCACAGTTGCTTCAATTTCACGTGCTGCGTGAACTGGGGTTACAGATACATTAACCGTAACTTTACCTTGTTTTTGAACAGTTCGTGGAACTAGTTGTACACTGACATTATATGCAGATAATCCACTTTCTGGAATATCTATAATAGAGTTATCTTCTGTTTTCATTTTTTCTAATCCAGACTTTATATGTTCTTCAAGGTCTGTTTTAAATGTGCTAGTTATGTTTTGTCCTAACATTTCATAACATCTATCATAAACTAGATATTTAATGTGTCTTATAATTCTTACAACAGCAAGTTCATCTTCTGCAGTTTCTGCTGGATTTTGTATTGTTGTTAATCCTTCTCGGATTCTTATACCATCTATTTCTTCAACAAATGTTATTACTCCAGCTTCATTATATTCTATAATATCTTCGTATGTTGCTAGGTTTCCTGGTCCAGTACCATCAAGTGGTAAAATGTCTGTTATATATTTTTCAACTGTACCAGTACTGTTAATTCCTAAGATTTTTGTTGGTTGTCCGCCCCAAATAGCTTCGAAATATTTCGTAGCCCCTATTTTACCTGCAACAATTTGAGTTGCTTCAATTGGGGTATATTCTAGGCCATTCATATCTACTGCGCCTTGTCCAACATAAACTATGTTTTCTCTGTTGAAACTTTTAGCTGCACTAATTATTTCAGCTTTTGATGCTCCTTCTGGGGCTCCTAGTATTGCGAACCTCCATCCATGAGCTTCTGCCATATTCATTGCATCTATGTGTTCTACGTATTTTGCTTGAACTGCTGCTGCTGCTTCTTCTGTGACTTGTGTTGAGAAAACCGGAGCTATTTTATACATTTCTAGAGCTGATAATGCTTTTGCGTGTGCTGTTGGTGCATTTGCATCAGCTAATTGTCCTGGATATGCAGGAGCTACTGCAACTGTTCCATCAGACCCGGCAACATATAAGTCAGCATTTCCACCTTCTGGCAATGCTCCAAGAATTGCTGAATCTATTGCATCTAAAAGGGCACTTCCTTCTTTAACAACATGAGTTTGGTCATCATAGGTTTGTGCCCAAGTTCCATCTGTACATGTAGGTGTATCTATCGGGCATAAGTAGAAATAAGCGTCGACAATATCACTTTCACGATTAATTCTGTTTACCATATTTTTTATTCCAGAAATTCCAACATAATATTCAGAAGCATATCCATCTTCTTCTATAATTATATTATTTCCGGCAGTACTGTTTTGTTGTACAGTTATCGTAATATCGTAACTTCCTTTTTGTTTCGCCACAAGCTTTATAACTTCTAATTGAGTACCACTGTCATCTAGTAAAATTTGACTAGCTTTTACTGGTGCAGTTCCGCCATTGTTAGCATCTGCTGCTGCTCGCGAAACATAAAGTGCTTGTCCGCCAACGCCAAAGTATGCATTAAGTTTTACTTTAAATTCTTGATACAATTGTTCTGGTGTTCTAATTAACACTGCTTCATTTGGCTCTCCTTTTGTACATTCAACAACATAACCTGAAATTTGGTCATCTGCTGGTACTGAAGGAACATAACCATATGTGTGGCTAACCTTTACACTAGGTATGTTGTATACCATATATAATCCTCCTATACTCTATCTTTCATATCTACTCCAAAATATTTACGATAAAGATTGTTAAAATCTTTTTCGGTGCTTTTTGTTTTTGGAGTTATTTTATTTTTGTGCTTTTTATTTTCATTGTTAATAATAGCACTTAATTCTAAATCACTTAAGTGATTTTTAAAAGCAATCATTTTAAGCGTTTCTTTAGGAAAAGACTTTTTATCTTTTTTAGTTGCTTTCTTCATCTACTTCTACCTCCGCAAAGCTTCTTCCGACTGTTTTTTCTTCTGTATCTCTGAACTTAAGCTTTAGCATCATCGTCCAGCGATCAATGTCTGGGTTAGTGTCAAACCCGCGAGTAGATGTTTCAGTTTTTAATTGCTTAAGTCCTTTTTCTTTTGTGCAAAATCCGTCGCTAAAAACTAAACCATAAATAATTTCAATAAATTTAATGTTTTCCATGTCGGAATACGGATAAACATATAATCCATCATCATCTAAAAACCAAGTTCCAGCTTCAGATAATTCTTCATCATTCACTAAAATTTGACTTTCGTCATCGATAATTTCCTCAATTCTTGCTAAATTGATTAATTCACTGTTATATTCCGCACTAGAATAAATTCCTGTTTCTTCATCTAGTGTAAAATTATCAAGGTCTTTAAATTCTCCAAGTTCAGTATTTATAAAATTCCAAAACCTTCTCTTAAGTGCCTTTTTTATTTCTATTAATTCATTAAGACTTGTTGCTAATATATCTAACGAGAACTTTGCCTCATTAAAATGAATATTAGTGTCAGATAATAAATATGTAAATTCAGGGTTGTCTAAAATATCTTCACTTTGTCCTAATTCTTTCTGCTCTTCTGTATAATATTCCCTATTCCCTATAAATGGTGTAATTTGTATTTGAGGATAATCAACTTTATGTTTATTATCAACAAATACTGGAACATTTTTATTGTTTACAGTAAGTACAAACCTTTTATTATACTCTGTTTCATTAGGATAATAAGTTCCGCATACTTCTCTAAAGAATCTTATTAATTGATCTTCTTCCATTTTATTACCTGCTCATGGATAATAATCCGCTAAAACCTATAATTCCAAATGATATTGCTCCAAATATTGCTCCAAGGGCCATTTGACCTAAAGATATTGCTGCTCCTGCAGAAGCAATAGAGGCCATTCTTCTCTTTTTTTCAATATTATCAATGATTTTTTCACCAACAATTCCAGTATCTCCCTTTCCACCATATCCACTAGTAAATTCTGCAACTGTTTGGCTCATATAGAATTTTCCTTCAACCCATTTCCCCGTCCAATGATTTGTATGTCCATATTCTACCCAATATGCATATGGGGCTGTAGCATATAATACAATACCATCTGATGTTTGTTCACAAAAAATTGTTTCGTTAAGATGTTTTTCTCCAGGTTTTTTCTTCCCAGTGCTTACTGGAGCTAATTCTCTTGCTCTTGCTTGTATAGCTGGAGCTAATTCGTGTAGTACATCTTTTCCATCTCTTGCACCTCTATCAATTGCGGCTAAGTCTGCGTACATCCTATCTAGACCTAAAGGTGTTATAAAAAATTCCATCATTATTATTAAGTCCTGCTTAATTCTAAATCCATTTCATAATGATGTCGCTCATTTTCCATGATTAATCCTTTGTCAAGTCGTCTTATTATGAAATAGCGTATAAATTGTGGGTCACTTGGAAAGATATGTTTTATCCTATATTGTCCCAACTCATCTTCTGGAATTTCAAAATCTGCTTCAAAGAATGCATAATAATCATTTATTTCGTTTCGACCCATTTCGTTTGCAGGAAGTGATGTCCCAAACGTTTTTCGGTCATACCTTTGAATGGTTCCAGTTATTTCCTGAACATCTATCCATTCTGTAACAATATCTCCAAGAGAGTCTTCTTCTACGTCTTCTGGGACACCCTCTTTTTGTAAGATATATTGTTCTCCAGTTAGTGTTAAATCACTAATAAGGTCTAGAATACTCATCTGATAACCCCTGTCTTTTTACTGAGCCGCTATATGTTCCATCAGCATAACTACCCTCAACAAAAGCCAGGGCATAATCATAGTTTTTACACCAATTTTGACCTTCTTCGTCTTTAACTCCACCAAAGAATTTTCTTTCAACGTTTCCAACTTTGTACATTTTCATGTTTGCTCGGAATTGTTGCCGTGTTTTTTGTAAATGACAACCAATACCTGCCCCGATTGTCATTTTAACTTCATTTAACCCAAATGCTGATAAATTTTCAACATCGATATTTTGGGTTACTTGTGATGTGTAAACGGGAATAAGAAATTCAATGTCTTCGTCGAAAGTGTCTATGTCCAATAGACCAAGAAAACCTTTCATGTATTCTAAATCGACGACATCTGCCATTCTTATACCTCATATGGTAAATCTGTAAATATTAATAACCTTTCTTTCTCTGTAAAGGTTTGCATTTCTTTTCTTGGTTCTGCTCTTCCTGAGCGTTTTATCATTAATTTTCTTCGCAGTCTTTCCCTTTCTTGCTGCTCAGTTTTATTTCTGATAGCACCTTTTTCTTTCAAATAATTGAAAGTGTCTGCGTCTATTGTTTTTGTTTGTCCGTCTTTAATCTCAAACGGAGTTTTTAATACATTTGTTGCTATAATGTTTCCATTATTATCTTTTGAATAAACGACTCCGGGGTCTACAAAGACTCCACCTAAGTTGTTTTCAAATTTTACTTTATATTCTTTCTTTGCTGCTGCCATTTAAATTACCTCCAAAAAATAAAGAAAAGAGGATGTTTTTAGCATCCTGTAATTTTGTATGTACAATCTCCTCGGACCATTGCGGGCTTAGCCCATTTGGTCATAACGAATCCGTCTACTTGTCTACGTTCGTTTCGGTATCTTCCGATTCTGACTCCCTGTCTTTCAACCAACCATAATGGGTTCATTGAAGTGTCTATCATAATAGCTACAGTTGGGGTCATTTCAGGAATAACCACAAGATCGATTCCACTAACTCTTCCTACAACACCTTCACGCAGTGTTTGGGTGCTGCCGGATCGGCCTGCGTCTATAAATCTTTCATCTACTTGTAGATCAGCGTATTGGTCTGGGTTAACCAGCAATACGTCTGGGTTGTAGAATTTTTTCTGCAAGAAAGTTTTTGCGAAAACTACGTCTTCGAATTTCAGTGTTCCTGCACTTGATGCTGGGCCAGTGTGAGGTACTCCAGCTTCTAATACAGCCATTATGTCTGAATTTTCTTTTCGTAGCATTCTTTTTCCGGCTTCTTCAACCTGTGCTTGACCTAGAATACCTAACCAATCGGTTTCTTTGGCTTCATCAGTCATTTCTGCACCTGTACCGTATTTGATAACGGATAGGTCGAAGGTATCGGTTACTTGTCTTACGACTGGGATTTCTGATCCTTCTGCAATCTCAGTAGCTAAACCTGTTGCGTAGTCTCTTGGAATACGCACGGTAAAGGTGTTGAGTGGCATAGGATAAATAAAACAATAATTTCGAAGTACGGATTTACTTTCTATGTACTTCATTATTTTTCTTTCTAAGTAAGGTTCCCATCGGATTGTTCCAGAGGTGTACCCACCAACGTCGGCAAAAGTTTCTATTTTCTCCATGTTTTCACCTCTATTTACTGTGGATTAGAGCTTGGAATACATCGCCATCATCAGCGTCTTGTAATGCTCTTCCCACCATTGCTAATGAGTTTGTTAGTGGTTCTGTTCCATCTGCGGTTACGGCTTTTAGTTTACCGTCTTCCCCAACTCCAAGAGCGTCTCCGTATGAGATTGCTCCATCAGCAATTGCTTCTAGTACTCCTTCAGTACAAACGTTCACATTGTCTCCGTCTTCTGCGGTTGTTTTACCTGGGTCAACGGCTACAATTAATCCTATAAATGTAGTTGTATCTTCATCTGCTAGCTCAACTTCCCCTTCTGTAGCGGCGAATTGAACAGCTTTGTTAAATGCATCTGTTACGTCGTCTCCAGAGAAAACAAACTTAACATATACTCCTTCTTGAACTTGCATTGACATTCATATCACCTCTATTTGTGTAAGTTGAAGCCCACATAGGTCTGTCCTGGCACAACTTTGTCTCCTGGTTCTCCAGTGAAAACTCGGTCGTATGCAAAGATTTCATGAATCATCATCTGCTCTAATTCAGGGCTATCATAATCGATTTCCCCTTTTTCAGAGATGAATTTTTCAAATCCTTCTATAACTGGCACTTCTGCACCCCTTTCTTCTTTAACTTCGAATTTAGTGACTAAATCTTTGATTTCGTCGAGGCTGTCGAATTTCATCAATTTTTCGACTTCTGCGTCTAATTCTTCTTCTTTAATTATGCCTTTTTCAGCTTTTAATTCGGCAATTTCAGTTGCTTCTTCTTTTTTAGCTTCAAGTTCTTGAGCTGTTAATTTTCCAGAAGCTTCTGTGAATTTACCTTCTAAATCAGTTTTTTCAGTTTCTAGCTGTGCTTTTTCACTTGCTAGAGCCTGTTTTTCTGTTTCGAGTTGTGCTTTTTCTGCTTCCATAGCTTGAAGTGCAGATTCTGCTGCTTCTTGCGCTTGTTTAGCTTCTAAAGCTTGTTGTTTTGCTTCTGTAACCTTATCGGTTAGAGCAACAACATCGATAGTTTTATCTTCTTCCATAAAACTTCCTCCTTTATCATCTGGTGTGTTTGGCATTTCAAACCCACCTTCCATTTTTAAAATTTTATCACTGAATTGTTCTGCGAATCCAACTGCTGTTGCATGTGCATCTGGGTCCGCACCACGTGTTACTAATGATAGTTCGTGAACTCGCACATTTCTTGCAATTACATGTGCTTCATCAAACCAGTGTTTACATTGTCTGAAATCTTTTCCACACTTTGAACATTCTGGGTCAAGATCAAAACCAATGCTAACGTCTCTTATTTTATTTTTATTAACTCCATCTGCGATTTCTGCATCATCTACATGTGCTTTATATCTTACACCATCTTTTTGTGCGTTTGTATTGTATTCGACTTTTGAATCATCTACTAAACCCACAATGTCTCTGACACTCGAGCTGTGGTCTATTCGCAGTTGTGCATTAATTAGTGTTTTTGCTACGTTGCTAAGCTCTGATCTTGGAAGTTCCACAATTTCTTTAAATCGTCCTTCGTGTACAGCGAAACCTTCTATAGGTAATACACCATCCACAAACTCACCATAATTTAATTTAATCATAGGAGCTGAAAAACGAGTAGTTTCTTGTGTGGGTTTAAATTCTTCCATAATATACCTCCTAGTCGGAGTAAAAATGACACTTTTTATTTTGCACAATCCCCATAAAAAATAAGGGTAAGAAAAAGTCCTTATCTTAACCTATGCGCTGGGGTTATTTAAATATGTCGATAAGTTAATACTCCTTTTTTGTTAAGCCTTGAAACTATATTAACATTACCGGGAATTCTTTTCGCAATCCTTATAGGATTAATCCTCACTTTTCCCACTTTATATTTGCTTAGGATAATATCGTTTATTTGGGACGCAGTTATTTCGCTATCGGATTCTTTTATTATTTGTATTATTATTTCGTTGAGATGAGCGTATGATTGTATTCCTTCCATTTTTTCACCAAGATTTTAAAACTGGGTTTTTGTCAAGCAATGATTCATAATGTAGTTGTGTGATATAGTTCAAGTTGTCTTTTTCTTTCAAGTAATTTTTATATATGTCAATTCTTTCATCTCTGTCTAAGTATCTGTATGACAACATGGGTCCTGAGCAATATTCTTGAGGGCCTGGTTGATTATGTGGCACCAAACATCCGTCTTTGTATTGATAATCTATTTCTGGTATCCATTTAAATAGAAATGGATATTTTTGTTGCCCCCACAATTTGTCGCTTCTATATTTTTCTTCACTATCCCAAAGAGGAAGAAAGTCTGCTTCCCATATCTTTACATATTTGTTGTAACAATATGAATCTTTCATAAACCTAAAAGACTTGTCTGGTCTTTCATCATCATATAGGGTTAGTATCCAATCTGGAGAATACATACTTAAGTCATAGAATTCACTTTTGTATATATCTACATCAAATAGTTCGAAGAGCATTTGTGCATCTTTTTTACTTAATAGATTGTTTTCATCATTTATTACTATTTTTTCGCATGTTGTTACTAATTCAGAAAAAACATCATATAGATTGGTATTACTTTCTGAACGTATTTTAATAACTGCGACTACTTTGTTCATGGGGATTCACCTTAAGTGGTTTGTTTTTATTGATGTATCACAATATATGCGTTTGCCCTTCTTTTTTAAATCTATACAAAAGCCGTGGTCTTCCCCTTGTCTGTGATGGCGATATTTAATTCCTTCTATTGATTTTCGGTTCATTAATGAGCATGCTCCGGTTATGTCTACTTCTATTAAGCCATCTTTAAATTCATCGTCCATATCGGTTATTGGACAATATCTTAATCCGTTCCATCTTTGAATGTTATAGTTGTTCCAGTTACCGTGTGGGTTGTTGAGTACGAGTGCGGATACCATATCTACATTATATTCTTTAAGTTGTTTTAATGTGCGTGTGGGTAATAATATATCAGAGTCTACTGAAAATATCCATTCTGATTCGTCGTCTATCATTGTTAGCCATAGGTTTCTCACGTTTGCAAAATATTGGTAATTTCTGCCCGCATTTCTTGAATCTATGTAGCCATCGTTTATGCCTGATATATCCCAAATGGTAATTTTTCGATAGTATTTTAGATATTCTTCTTGGAATGTTTTTAATATGTAATAAGTATTGTCTGTGGAATTATTAACAAGAAATCCTAAATGGATTTTCTCTTTGGGATAGTCAAGATTTCTTAAGCTTTCTAAATATGATGGCATAGTCTTTTCGTTGTTTTGACAAGGACAGCCGGCGAATATCATTTTGCATGCTCCGGATGTTTTTTATTATATAGTTCTCTGTTGCCTTGTAAGTTTGGATAAGAGCGAGGGTGCCATAAGTGAATGATTTCTCCCCCTTTGTAGATTGGGTAATTTCCTAAATGTTTTATTATTCTTCTGCAGAAATCTGTGTCTTCGTATCCCCAGCCGTAGAATTCTTCATCATATCCACCTACTTTGTTGAATACGGTTTTCAGAACTACTTGGATTCCTCCAGCCATTTTATCGTGTCTAATATCTCTCACGCTTTTTAATTCATCTTTTCGAGCTTTTTTCCAGTCAATCTTTTTTGTTCTTATAATGTTTTGAGTAAGGCTTTCTGTAATATCATAACATCTTCCCCAAGGAATTATAAATCCTCTTTTTTCAACTTCTTCTATAGCTTGTTTTAGGAACATATCTTTTATGATTAAATCTCCATCTGATATTACTATCGTGTTAGATTTACTTCTCTTAACTCCATCATTAATTGCGGTTGCTCTGCAGAAATGAATTTCATCACCCTTGTTGTCGCGCCCAATAACAATTTCTGCCCTAGGGAACAATTCTTTGTATCGTTTTAAAACAAATTCATAGTTTTTTCTTCTTATTCCTTTTGGGTCATGAACGTCTTCACGATAGGGGATAACAATTGATAACGAAGGAACTTTGTCTTGTTTGTGTTTTCTCACTGTTTTTTTTCTTGTTACTTTCTTAGGACTTTTCTTAATATCTTTCTCTAGCCAGCTTGCGGCCCAGTGGTGAGCGGCATATGCAATTTTGTTTTCAGATAATTTGTTTTTAATTGAGGTTTGTCCTGGTAAGTATGGATAAAAGAATTCTTTATCTAAAACTTTTATGTTTGAATATTTTAAGACTTCTGTGATGAAAGTTGGTCCTATTTTTAAATCTGAGGTTTCATTTTTGTTTTCTTCTAATGCTTGTGGAATTTTGTTTATTATTTCTTTTAAAAGGGGGTGTTTTGGTTGTGCTCCAAAAAATCCACCACAGATGTGCGTATTGTTTTCTGTCGAGGCAAATATGTCTAAGTCTTCTATTAGGTTATCTATTGGTTTAAGAGATTCAAAATCAGTATCTATATAGACTCCACCGTATTTATATAAAAGTTCGTATCTGATTAAGTCGCTCATTTCACTATAATTTTTACATAATTTTAAATAATCTTCATTTATTAGCTTGGGGAGGTTTTCGTCTGTCCAGAGTTTCATTTCCCAGCACGGGTGGTTGTCTTCCCATGTTTCTCCATAGCGTACAAATTCTAACGGCATTGGGGTGTTTCCTAGCCAGATTCTGTGAAATATTTTTGGCACTAAAATCAATCGTATCCCTCTTTTGTTGTCTTAACAAATTTGTTCCAATTTTTTTTATCTTCTTTACCTATCCATGAACCTGCCCAGTGATGGTTCGCATATGCTTTTGGGAATTCGTGTGATAGCCCAGTTTTGCTTGGGTGTCCTGGTGGGGTTGGGAAGAACAGTTCTGGGCCAAATACTGTTATTTCTTCAGGGTTGAGTGTTCTTGTCATGAAGACTGGTCCTGTTTTAACATTTGGCCCGAAATCTGCATTTTCTTTTATGCTTTGTGGAGCTTTTTCTATTAGATACTTAAAGATTGGGTTTCCTGGCGTTGATCCCATTATCGCATTACCTATTATCCCTTCTTTTTCTCCTGCGCTGAAAACTTCTAAATTGTTTATGAGTGGTTCTATATTTTTGTAGCATTCGAAGTCTGAGTCTACGAATACTCCTCCACATTTGTATAATATTTCTAATTTTAATAAGTCTACTTTTAAAACTATTCCTGCTTCATTGAATTCTTTTTGATTTATTAGTGGGGGTATGTCGTTGTTTCCCCATATTATTATATCCCAGTTTGGGTGCAGGTCTATCCATGTTTGTTGGTAGAATTTGAATTCTTCTGGTAAGGGGTCTGGCCCTATCCATATGAAGTGGAATATTTTTGGTATTTTCATTCAATCACTCGTACATTATGTTTTTCGAAAGAAATGTAGACTATATCATCATCTTTTAAGTTAAATTTTTTTCTCAAACATTCTGTAGAAACTAATTCTGCGAAGTTTGGGGACAATTCAAGATTTGTATCTTTCAAGGCTAACACTGGAAATCCATTAATATATACTCTTACTAATGAATAAACACTTACTTTCAACAATGGGTCGAAATCTATTCCTGATGTCATCCAAATGTTTAATGTGCCGGGGAATAATTTAATATTAATCCAATCTAATATTTTATAAAGATAGGGGATGTTTATTTGTGCTAATCCACCACCAGATATTACTCTTCCTGGGATTCCTATCTCGTTTTTGTTTAAATAATAAATTGGACGATCGTGTGATATCCAGTTGTTTATTTGGATTGGATTTTTTGTCATTAAATGGTTGTGAACTCTTTCTTGTAGGTTAGTAAAATTAGGATGGTCTGGATAATCTATTTCACAAATGATTGTGTCTGCCATATCTATAAATGCATCTAGTGTTTCTTCGGGGTTTGAGAAGTGATGTAAAATTGACATCACTAAAATTAGGTCGAAGTGGTTTTCTTTCCCGAAGTTTCTGATTTCTTCTAGTTGCATGTTTCGATTAATTAGCGAAATACCTTCGAGATTGTTTATTTTATATATTAGGTTTAGTAGTTGTCTGCCATCTACCATTGTTATTTCTGCGTTTGGATAGTCTTCTTTGATTCTCCATGTGAAATAACCATAGTTTGCGCCGAAGTCTAGGATTTTGATTGGGTCTTTTTTATTGTATCTTTCTAGGAATGGTTTGATTGCTTCGTATCTGGATTCGCATTCTCGTGTTCCTTTTGATACTGTTTCTCCGTAGATTCGGATGTCTTGGTATTGGAAATCGTCCATCTTCATGTTAACGTTTACCTTAGTGTGTTAATGTTAAAAAAAATTACTTCTTGACAACTCCTTCCGGGGTTGTTTGATTTTGTTTTTGGTCAAAGCTTGGGTCTTGCCCAATAGCGTTTGCTGTTGGCGGTGGGAAAACTTCCGGCTCCTCTGGTGGGTCTCCCATATATCCTAATGCAGCCCTACCTTCTTTTTTACTTATGTAGCCAGCTTCTCCAGCAATTTTAGTCCACACGGCAATTCTGCTTTCTTGCTCTACCATTGGTTTTGCATAGCTGAAAAAGATTTTACCAAGATTTTGAACGCCTTGATTTGTCATTTCAGGCCAGAAGAGGTCTGTGATTAAGTAGTCGGCTGCGTTTTCTTGCATGTCGAAGATTCCGTCGTAGTAGGTTTGGAGTTGTCTTGTTATTGCACTTAGGTTGTCTGCGGGCATTCCTAATATTTGTCCAGGAACTCCTGTTGTGGCGAAGAAATAGTTGTCTAGTTTATCAAGCATGGGCGAGAAATCGACCATTTTGTCTCCTGCTCCGATTACATCGGTTGTTACGGATGAGTCGCTAACGAAATCAGTTCCTGTTGTCATCTTTCCCATGTTTTGTATGAATTTTACTATTTCTGGCATTGGTGTTTTTCTTCTTTCGTGTTTGCTGTCTAGTTGCCAGTGAATTAGTGGGAGAGCGAATCTGTCTAGAATTACTGCTGAGTTTAATTGTGAATTTAATATAAGATTTAATGTTTGTAATACTGGTTCGAAAATTGAGTTTCCAAATAGTTGTCCAGTAATGGGCTCGTTCGGTATGTGAACTAATTGGTCGAAGGATAGAGGTATTGGGGTTCCTCCTTCTGATGAGTATGTCCAGCCTATGAATTTCTGGTTTTTAACTTCTGGCTCTATGTATCTTGGGTTGATACAATAAACATCGTCTATTGCTATTGTTCCGTTTGCGGGTGTTCCTTTGTTTTTGTAAAGAAATGCGTCTCCATAAAGTTGCATATCTCTAAATAAGTTTCTTAAAACTCTTCGAGTCATTAATCTTTTTACTTCTTCTGCGATTCCTTGAGCTTCTTCATGTACTGTACCGTCTATACTGATACAATGTGGGTCAAACCCTAATCTTGTTGCGTCTCCAGCTAATTTCCCAATAACTTTCTTCATTATGGTTTTTCTATATAACCCTTCTACAATATCATATGTTACTGCCGTATCTCCGACTACGGTTTTGTATGAAGAAAATGATTTTGAAGTTACGTTATAGTATTCTCCAATATTCCCTGAAGTTCTATCTTGGGTGTTGGCTGGACCACCAGCTTTTTTGCCCGAGGCTGCGAAGCCTATTTCTATTGGTCCTAATCTCATGCTACCATCCTGCTTACTCTTCTTTGATATTTGTTCATAATTTGAGTGCCTGTTGACATTAAATCCCCAGTTTCCCCAGTCCACTCGAAGTATTCTCGTGCTGATAATAATGTTAATAATAATGAATCAACATAATCGTCGCTTCCCCCTGATGGTTTACGATAGATTATGTTTTGTTTGTCTGTTATTTCCCTTTTAAATTCTAACATTTCGTTGATCATTTTTTGGTTGTATAATAGGCTTACATTTCCTTGTTCTAAGTCTACAACTCCAGCTTCTACTAACTCTTTTTTCTTTTTCGGCCCAGAGAAATCAAAACCTTCTACATCCATGTTTCGGTATGATTTCATTTTCCGTTCTATTATTTCTATTACTCCTTTACCTACTCCAGTTTCGTCTACTCTTAATTCTAAGGTATTGGGGTAATTTCCTAAAATTTGGTATGCTTCGTCGATGATATCGTGGTAATCCATGTGGAGCGGCCATTCAAAGACATTTATTATGTCTATTCCGCCTCCTTTTCGCAGTTCTCCTATTGTTAGTACTGTGTTATATCTTTGTTTTCCTAAATCGATTCCAGCTACACATTTTTTGTCTGAAGCTAGTTTTGCGCTTCTTTCGTAATCAACGCATTTGTTTATAAGTTCTTGACTGAAAACTTCTCCGATTGCGTCTAGGAATTGCAAACAATATTCTCGTAGGTATCCTATTTTGGACATATCTTCCATTTCGGATATCATTTCTTCGATTGTTACCCTGTTTGTTCCTACGTCTATTACATTTCCTTTTTCGTCAAGATATGCTGTTTGTCTCTCAAAAACAATATAGTCGCCGGGGTTTTCTGATTCGTATACTCCATCTTTTTTTATGTAGTATAGTCCTTTGTTGTAGACACTGTAAAATTCACCCATTCGGCCAAGGGGAGTTCCTGCGTAAACGAGAAATTTATCTGTTCCTTTTTTCTGCCCCAGAAGGGTTGGTCTTAGAAAAACAAATGTTTCTTCGGGTATCTGTTGTGTTTCGTCAAAAGCAAGATAGCGTACACCTTTACCTAGCTGGCTTATACCACCACGACCGGCTGATACTAGATATATTCGGCTGTTGTTCTTTAGCTTCATCTTAGTGGTTTTGGTGCTTTCGAACATCGATTCTAGGTTTGGTGTTGATGTTAGTATATCTTGTATATCTTCTCCGAATTGGATACCCTGGTCCCAAGAGGGCGATACCACCATTGCTTTGAAAGCTCTGTTAAAAGTAGTTTTGTGAAGTGTCTCTATTTTTATCATGAGAGACTTTGAGAGCCTTCGTGCCCAAAATAAAACTTTTTTTCGACTGGGACATCTTAGATATTCTTTCTGGTATTCTTCTAGGATGTACGGTTCCCCATATTCATCGTTAAGGACGTTTTCTGCAAAAAAAACTGGATCGTTTTTGCATTGTTGGACAAATTGCTGTCTTTCGAGAGGGGTAACAATAGAATTAGTCATTATGTTTAAAAAGTAATCTGGGGTTATTTAAACATGTTGGTATTAAGAATCGTTTCACTTATATTACTATGTTCTACTATATAAACCTTTCGGCGCAAACTATATATATTAGAACAGACAACCTATAAGTATGACAGTAGTTTGGGTTCCAAGGAGAATAGGTCTTGCAAGTTATAAACCAAAACTTACTTTTATATTAGATTTGCTTTATGATGATGCAACGATAGTTCCAAAATCTAAGGAGGGTTATGAATATGTCATTTAATCAGAGGTTTATGGAGAGATATATTATGGTAGGAAGATATGAGGAAGGCCCTATTTTAGAATCACCTAGTTCAATCAACATATACCAATTTGATACAATTTCTAATTGTAGGGCTGATCGGGTTACTTATGTTTGTGATTTATTATATGGTTTTGGAAATCCGATGGCTCCTCAAATAGTAAGGAAGGAAGATTGGGAAGATTTTTTAAAAGCAAAAAAAGCTATGGGGTATAGATATGTTTAGGCGAGAGACAAGTTTAGAACTTCTTATATACCGTTACCATAGGAAGGAGTTTCAGAAAGTTTTAAAAACATACCCATTTGTGGCTAATCATCATCATACTTGGATAGTTAAATCTGAATTTGATGGAATACCATTTAGAACTACTTATCGTTTTACTGCGGTTCCTTGGGTGGGGGAGTTATAATGATTAGGGATGGAATAAATACTGGTTTGAAGCATATTCGACGAAAACCGAAGAGTGTGTCGACGAGTGACTATGAGACCGATTTTTTGGAATCTGTTGCTACTTTTTACGAAAATTACGAAATTGAGGGAAATTTGCAGAATTCGCGCTATATTCGCGATCCTTATGGAATTTCACTCATTTTGGACCCAATTGGGGTAAAAATCGATGATTTTCCCGAAAAAAGCCCAAAATATGGCGAAATTACGTGTAAAGAGTACTATTTTGCGGTTTTGGAGGACAAAATTGACGAAATTTTGCCAAAAATGACCCGAAAAGAGCAACTTTTTTGTGATTTAGCGGGGAAAAAGGCTCTTACTCCTATGAAAAAGCGCGAAGTTGTTCGTCTAATTAGTGAAGAAATGGGAGCTGAGCGTGATTTGACTTTAGCTACTTGGGATTTACAGCCTGACCCTGATAGTATTGCTTTTGCTCTTGGTAGTCCGAGGGCTGTTATTGAGGGTGTTACTCCGGCTATTGGGGTTCCTTTGAAGTTTTGTTATCCTTCTCATTTGTTGGATAAGGTTCGGTTTCCTTGCGTGGCCGAAAAGAATATATATGATGAGGGACAAATGGTACATGTACACAAAACTGGGTCTGATTTTTTTGTGTATGATATTGATGGTAGGGTTGTTGACTTTGAGGATGCGGCGTTGAGGGATATTTCTTCTTCGTTTGTGGTCGAGGGCGCTATTGTTGATGGCAAGTTCCGGGTTTGGGATTTGTTGTGTTGGAATGATGTTTGGTTGCATGTGCGGCCTTTGGCTGAGCGGCTGAAGATGTTGTGGCGTTTCTTTGAGTGGGATCGTGAGCGTTGGGTTGTTCGTAGTCAGGAACAGTTGAGTGGTCTTGAGGGCGAGTGTGTGGTGCGTAATTTGAATTCAGCGTATGATCCTCTTGGGACTGGGAGTCATATCTTCTTTAGTGGTTTGTCTCGGTTGGTGTTTTTGAAGGTTGGTGGTCGGAAGGGTCGGACTACTCCTCATTTGTTGACTAAGGAGAGGCGGGCCGTGTTTGAGATTGGTGTTAAGATTGAGAAGGAAGATTGGGGTGATGTTGTTGAGGTTAATCGTGATGGTGTTGTGATTAAAAATTGGGGGCGCGATGCGGTGCCTGATTCTTGGGATGAGGTTGAGGGTAAGCTTGGTTTGTTGGAGTGGGAAGATTTTCAGTATATGAGACCGAAGGTGATTGAGTGGCCGGAAGCGGAGAAGAATTAATTATTAAGAATGTTAGTATAGTGGAGAAAAGAGATGGCCTGTTTTGGCATCAACAGCGCATGAAGCCAATACGTAGTTATTCTTTATATTTTGACACTGATTATGGTGGGGGTATTGATGAAAAGTTTTTGGGCGATAATATATTTTCGCTTCTTTTCGTTAATTCTCCTATAGAAAAGTTTTTGAGAGAGGGTGAGTGGAAGATAAATTTTTCGATAGTGGAGGAGAGTGTAACTGGTTTGGGCAGTTATGTTTGGTTTGGTTATGAAATAGATTTTAGTGGAGGGATTGAGTGGACATCGAAGATGTTGTTCGAGAAAAAAAGAGAGTGAGTGCGGGCCCTTTCTATTATGATATACATGCGGGGGCTTGGAAGACTCGGACACCTTATTTGGAGTTTAGTACTATTGAGGAGAGGGCTTATAGGTTTTTTGTGTGTACTCCGTTGTTTAGGCGTTTGCCTGAGTCTTTGAAGGAGATGTGTTATAATTGTGAGGGTTATTTTAGGGTTGAGGATGATAATCATTTTGAAACTGAGTATGTGTGGGTGATTAAATGATTGGTTTGGATGAGCGTATGAGTCGAGAAGAGTTTGATAAGTTGTTAATGAAGAGGCTTGAGAGGCGTGAGGCTTTTGTGCCTGATAGTATTTTAGAGGATATGAAGGCTGGTAAGGGTGTGTGGTTTAGTAAGGCTGCTTTGGAAGGTGATTGGGAGTTTGAGATGGTTTTTGAGAATAGAAATATTCATGGGCCTTTTTATTTGGTTAAGGGTGTTTGGAGGAATAGTTATGGAATTACCAGAGAGGATGAGAAATTATGTGAATGTGGAAGACAGGAGGCTGATGATAAAAGAGCCAGTGATTTTGTGGCTCGATGGCCGAGCGTTTCACACTTTTTCAAGAGGGTTAGGAAAGCCTTTCAGCGAGGCTCTGATGAAGACGATGGATCAGGTTTTGGTGGAGATGTGTCAGGATATACAGGGAGCGAAGCTGGGTTACACGCAGAGCGACGAATTATCTATTCTTTTGACCGATTGGGAGAGTTACGAAACCCAACCTTGGTTCCAATACAGGGTGCAGAAGATATCGTCGAGTGCGTCGAGTATGGCAACGGCTTTGTTCAACAGAATTTGGCAAGATTCCCTGTCTATGCACGAGGATACGGCCCAGGATTTGGATCGCTTCGCGAATCGGACGGCAATGTTTGATTGTAAGGCTTTCAATTTGCCGTTTCATGAGGTTCATAATTGGTTTTTGTGGAGACAGTTGGACTGGATTAGGAATAGTGTGCAGATGACGGCGCGGTCTTTGTTTAGCCATAAGGAGTTGCATGGTTTGAATCAGGCTCAGTTGAAAGAGAAAATCCGCGAGTGCGGCGTTGAGTGGGAGAGTTTGCCGCGTCGTTGTAAGTATGGGTTTAGTTCGCCTGGTGAGGAGGTTGTTTATGTTGGAAATAGAGATTTTGTTAGAGCCGCTCTCGGTGAGAGAGATTGAGGTTAGCTTTGAGAGCTTGAATAGGAAATTGTTTGACCTTGAGTATCCTTTTGGGTTGTTGAACTTTTTCCCGAGAGAGGTTGTGGGCCGGCGAGCGGATGGCCGGTTCTTCATCGGCAGTTCAGCAGTAGAGGAACCTTTAGATTTTGAGCAGGCTAAAGTGGCTGAGTGGAGGGCAGAATATGGCAACTATTAGTCAACTGGAAGAGTTTAATAAAATAATAAATGGGTATGTGTTGTTAAGTCTCTTTGGCTCAGAAGTTGCTAGTGCTATGGTGCGCGGGGAAGGAAAACTCCTTAAAGATGATTTTTCTTCCTATCCTTCTGGTAGTGTTTTTGTGTGGAAGTGTAAGTATGGAAATTGGTGAATATAAAGCCAGTAGGGAATTATATGACATTTTGCAGTTGAGAGCAAGTTTTCCTGATTCAGTTTTAAAAGAAATAAAGAAAGAGCGTGGGTGGGTTGAACTTGCGGTTGGCGTAACGAATGGAAATCCTTGGATTAAGCTTTATTCTTGGAGGGAGGAATATGGCGCTTTATTTGACGTTAAATAATGAAGAGTTGTCACAGCTTGATGGGGCTTCTGTGGTTCCTGTTAGTTGTTTGTCTTTGAGTAAATTTGAATTTGAGAGAGTGTCTCCGGTCGAGGTAATGCGTGAGATTGAGCGTGGCCGGGGCGAAATAGAAATATATGAAGTTCATAAACATGTTGAAACACAGAGAACTACGTTTAGAATAAAAAGTTGGAGTTGTAAATATGGATATAGACAAGAAGATTAGAGAAGTGGAAGATTTTAGAAGTTATGTTGAACGTTTTGCGCTAGCAGCGGCTGGGCTTGAGGAGTTTATCCTAATTAGTGAAGAAAAAGAGGGCGATGGGGCCTATTTCTTTGAAGCAATGGGTGTGCTTGCGCGCGATAAGGATACTTCGAGTGGGGAAATTATTCAGTTTATTCCCTTGAAAGAGCTTGTGGAGATAGTTGCTGCTGAGGCTCGTGCTGCGAACACTCATTTACAGCAAATGGAGGCCGCATTGGATGAAGAGCTTAGTGCCAGGGCCGATGAAGATAGTGAAGTTTAAGAATGGTATACTTAATCCAAGTAGTGTTGGGTTTACCAATTCTGTAGTTTTGAAGGAGAATATATTAAGATTTCTCCCTCCCCTTATTTCTAGAGAATTTTTTGATAAGAAGAGGGGCGAAGTTGAAGTTAAGTTTTTATTTGAGGATGGTTGGCTTACTGTATATTATGTTTTTTGGACGGGTTTTTATGGGCTGGAAAAATGAGAATGACCGCTATATTAGGTGGTTAAGTGAAGAACAATTTAACGAGGAAACTAGATTTATTAGAAGAGCTTTTGCCCCCTTTGTGGTTGAAAAAGTTGAAAAAGGGGATGGGAAAATGACTTTGACTAGGCGTGATAAGAGGGTTGTTAAGGGGGTTTGGGAAGCTTTTTATGGGAAATATAAATAATTCTTTTTTTTATTTTTTAGGTAAACGTTTACCTATTTTGGGAGAAAAAATTCCTAGAAAAAACCACACTAAATTCTACCACTAATACCCGCGATCTTAGTGGTATATTAGTGTGCTTCCTTTCAATTTTTTAAAGTTACTTAAAGTTACTTTAATCTTTAGTTACTTAAAGTTACTAATGCAGATAGCTCATGCAGATAGCTCATGCAGATAGCTCATGCAGATAGCTCATGCAGATAGCTCATGCAGATAGCTCATGCAGATAGCTCATGCAGATAGCTCATGCAGATAGCTCATGCAGATAGCTCATGCAGATAGCTCATGCAGATAGCTCATGCAGATAGCTCATGCAGATAG